CTGCCATAGCTATTGCAAACATAGTAAATGGTTCAAAAAAGGATGGTATATTTGTTTCTTTAATAGGTTTACCAGCACCACCATATGCTTCTAAAAGACCAGCTTCTTTTTCATTGATATAAGCTAAAAATTCACCTTTTGGTGCATACCTTTCAAGTAATTCTTTAGCTTCTTTTATTTTTTGTTGTTCTATTTTATCCACTTGTTTTCAACGTTCCTGTTATTGCTATTACTGTCATCGGCAATGGCTGAGTCTGTTTGACAGTAACCTGTCCTTCTCTATCCCATCCCAAATTCGTTACTCTTTTATCCCCTGTAAATGCTGTAATCGGTGAACCCATATCCATTGCTGATGTCCTAAATGGTATCTGGTCGCCATTTACAGTCGCACCTACTGTTTTATATAGTCGTACAATGACTTCATTATACCTTTTTTTTCTGCCCTGTGCTTTAGAGCCTGTAGATGCACCAGCTTCTATCCTCATAGTCTTTAAAGTTGAAACATATCCTAAGCCTACTTCTATTGTCTTTGATGCAAATGTACTAGGTAAATCAATAGTTACTGCACCACTTGATACTATCTGCGTAGGATGAACAGCATCATCTATTAGTATTTGTACTGTTTCACCTTCTAAATGGTCAAGAGCTGTTACTGTTGTAGATGAACCTGTAACAGTTCCCGACAAAGCAGAATCCTGATTTATCGTACTATCAAGATATTCGACATATTTTACTGTTGCTGTATTTACTATCCTTTGGACTATGATCCATACTTGATTTTCTGTCGATTCTGTTATTGACGTAATGCTTTTTACTTTTGCTTGACTTTCATCTACTTTAGCTAATCGCACAGAATCCTGACTTGATACTGTTAAATATCCAGTCGCACTATGCGATGCTTCTCTTATTGTCACCACAGCAGATGATACTGTAGCTGTAAAATCAGTATGAGTATTTATAGTAGTCTTTAAATTAGTAGCTGTAGCATTATTGCTTGTTTCTATTTTAAATTCATCTGTACCTGCTGTACCTGTAGTCGAGGTAAAAGTAGTAGTCGTTCCATCTGATTTAGTAAATTTTAATTTCATTGCTGATGCAATATTAGCATAATCACTAACTGTAATAATACACTCTACTCCTCTACCACCTAATATATGCCTATGCCATCCAATAACATCTTGTTCTCTTTCATAAGTCATACCTAATAACGTGCCATCATTTCTTACTGCCCAATATATCTGTCCAGGCTCTTGTGCATAATCTACATCCACTACCCCACCTTCAGTAATATGTTCTGCAAGTAATGTTAGATCAGGAGCAACATAAGCATCGTTTTGGAAACTATATGATAATTCTCTGACTTTTCGTTGTTGTCTTTGTAAAAACAATATACTAGGGCCGATTTGTATTGGTTGAGCTGAATAGTTACCAAATGTAGTCTCTTGTTTAATATTTACATTAGTAGGTTTTAATGGTTCTCCAGCTGGTCTATCAACTCTAAATTCACCACCTGCTGTACCTACCATCAAATCTCTAATAGGTGCTAACCATCTAATCAGATTGACTCTATTGGCAGCAATAGTATAGATAAAAGCATCTGCAGCACTAGCATCTCCTACATCAAATTCTTCATATGCACCAGATTCAGATGCCCATATTGTCTGTGGATAGTTAGTAGAACCTGCAAAGACTAATCGTTGTTCAAAAAATGATACAGCACCTGGCCATCCTGTAGCATCTGACCAAGCTCCTAATGCCCAAGTTATACTTCCAGAACTTGTTGCAGCTACTGTTATCGTCCAAGTTACGACAGTCGTATTTGTTCTTGCCGTTATCTTTCCCCAACCATCTCCTAACTTGACTAACCTACCAATATCATCATCATCAAAACCATCACCATCATTGACTCCTGCTGTTGCAGATGCAGTTAAAGTCCTACCTGTTCCTACAGTCGTAGCACTTGTCGTAAAAGTCGTTGTTGTCGTATTAGTATCTAAAAATGGCCCGACCTGAAAATCTACTTCTGTCAAAGTCCAAGTTGCATGCCCTGTCCTTGCTAATTTTGATGGTTCATGAGATGGATGGACTATATACATAGTATCAGCAGATTGTGCGAATTGTAGATCAAAGACTTGTGCAGAAGTATAATTAGTAGATATCTCATAAACTTTTTGTGCTACACCTGCCGAAGCATATGCTGTATACCCCGATGTATCGATGACTATATCAAAAGTATGAGTTGTCTTGTTGGCTACGACAAATCTCCTTCCATTTACTTCTGTCATCCCGACTACACTATTAATCCAAACATGGTCGCCATTTGAATATCCATGCGAACTAGCAGTAACTACTCCTGGATTCGCTGCAGTTATACCTGTAATAGTCTTATCAGGTTCTACTATCTGTCCATTATCTTTAAAAAATCTTATATATTGGTCACCAAATTCTAAAGCATATGATTGTGTTACGCTAAATTCAAAAGGAATTAATCGTACAATATCTGCTGAGTTTTTTACTTCACAGACAAATCTGCTTCCATATCTTCTTTCTGCTCCACCTTGTGGAAATACAGTCATGTTCTCTAAAGTTTCAAGACCATTCACATATTTATCAAAATCTACTTGTCCTGCTAATTTTGGAGTCAGTTCTCCTGCTGTAAAATTTGATTGAAATGGATGTACTACTGTTGAACCTGTTGTTGCCATTATTTTCTAAAATCCGTCAATGTATCAGAAACCAAGTCGTCTATAAATCCTTCTTGTCCATCAACACTACGGGCTTCAGAGAGTTTTAGCTGATAAAGTTTCTGCATCTGTGCTTGTAGAGTTACACTATTAGTTACTGGAAATGATAGTTCCAAAGCTAATTTTGCTGTTAATGTATTTACGAACAAGGAATCAAATTGAGCTGTATCCGTAACTTTTGCTATATATAAAATTTTTGCTGTACCTTCATTTGTCAACAAGACTCTTCCAGAATCTGATAGATGTTCTATCTTGAATATATAATCCTGATATTCCATAGATAGAACCCTTAGACAGTAAGGGTCAGTCGGTAAAGCATACTGATATGAATATTCGTATGCTGGAGTCGTTGAAAGTTGAGCCAATGTCGCCCTTGTAATTGCAAAGTTCCAAGGATGAGTCCTTAATACAGCATCCCTAGATGGTTCATACAACGCATTACATAATCTAGCTCTTTCCGTATCATCTGTAAGTGAAGTAATAGGATCATCTCCTAAAATACGCAAAGCATTTGAACAAATCGATACCTCTGTTGCCATAACTTTATAATACTCGTAGGGATGACATAATTCAATATATCATCCCCACTTTGTTATTCTTAGCTACTTAATCTACAACATATGTCACGACTAATGTGATGTCGCCAGCTGCAGCAGTTGCAGCGACTGTCTCCATAGTCAATGCAATTCGTAGAGGAACACCTGGGTCTGAAGTAAGACCACCATCTTCCCATACAAAGTTAGCTACAGTATTTACGTTCCTAGCTTCAAAAGCTACTTCAACACCAGATGTATTAGCTGCTTGTAGAGTTGTTATTGCACTTGCGTAAGCATCCCTATCAATCAGTCCATTAGCTGCATAAGCAGTTGCTGAAGCATCTGTATCATTGAATTTTGTACCACCATTATATAGACCAACATCAGTAGCAAGGGCTGGTGAGCCACCACTATCTAAGTCGTCATTGTATAACATGATACTAGCTATTTTAGCATTAGAAGGTACTTCCGCTAACATGACAATATCATCATCATCGATATCACCAGTACCAGCAGCGATAGTATCCATAAACACACGCATTTTTCCTTGTCCACTACCTGCTTCCAGGAGTGTCCTTGGGGTCGCATCAAGATTTGTAACTTCTATACCTTTTGCTGTTGCCATTATTTTATTCTCCTTTGTTTAAATTTATTCTGTGCAAGCAATTTCCACCATCTTATCTTCTTCGATACGAGTAGCACCGATAGTCATTGATAAAAATACCTGTGTTGCATAGTTCTTATCTGCTCTTTCGGATATCTTAGTCGTAATATCTGTTCCAAGAGCAAGTCCTATTGCAGATTGTGTAAACATCAATACTTGCCTATTGCCATTACTATCTGTTCCTAATCTTTGGGAACGAATAAATTTGAATCCTAGATAAGTATCAATATCTCCTTGTGCCAATGCTTTTACTGTATTGTAGTCAGAAGATGTTACTTGAGTTACATTTAACAAGTCACTAATTTGACCTGCAGCACATATCACAAATCTTGGTTCTTCTGGATCTACATCATTAGCATCGATGATTTCTTTACCAGACAAAAGTTTTGCTAAAGTCAAACCACCTGAAGCATGGACTACTTTCTGACCTGATGGTAACGAAACCGATGTTCCACCAGCTACTCCACCATAAGATGTTCCAGTAGCAGCAGAGACGATTGCGTCATCCATTGCTCTACCCATCGCCCAAGCACCCGCCAATGCGTACTCAGACTGAGGGCTAATAAGCAGTCTTACTTTGTCTTCTTGGTCGATTAAGTCTGCCCAATCATAGTCATCCAATGATACTTTACGTCTGGAATGTGGTGTATCCATTCGTGGAGTGTCAGAATGACGTGATGTTCTTTTCTGTGCAGCAGTAGAACCGACTCTTTCAAAGAAATGGGATTTACCAGTTATTGTCTCTGTTCTAACCGCATCTCTTAACCTAGAACCCTTTTGCTGTGCCAGATGGAACACGTTGCTTTTATATTGTTCAACAAAAGCTGTTGTTATCTGTATTGACATAATTTAGTCCTCCATTAAAATAAATTTTTTACGGCTTTTGTCCTAAAAGGGAAACCTTATAGTAAACGATACTATCAGTCGGATTTTTAAAGCCATCATGGCTACCCTTTCCGTTATCCTAATAGGGCGAACTTGGTACGCAAATTATATCATGAAAAATTAAGTATTGCCAAATACTTTTTCATGCAACTGTCGCATTTGTTCTACAGCAGTCTTATGATCTTTATGTCTTGCATCAAAATATGCGTGTTTAGGATCTGCCATAACCTTCTCTATCTCTTGTTTTGCATCCAAAGGAGATACAGATAATCTGTTATTCTGTGTATTCTTAGACATCTCTTCAGTCACTTCTTGCCCTAAACGTGCAAATAACTTGATTACGGCAGGATGATTCCCTGCTTCCGTATTCATAAGTTCTATTATCTCATCATCACCATATACTTGCAAAGCTCTTTGTGCAGCCCTAACATTCTTATCATACTCAAATCCCCATTCTTTTTTTAAAGCATTTTCAGCTTCGTCTTTTTGTACTGCTAAAGCACTTTGTTGGTTCTCTACTTGATAATCGATTTGGGCGACTTGATAATCTATCAACGCATTTACCTGCTCATTATTCAAACCTATTTTATAAGCAACATTTTTAAACTCGTTGACAGCAGCTTCTTGGAAGTGTTCCTTATGAGTATCAGGAATCGATACTTCATACTTAGCAGGTTCTTCTGGCCTGCCTAGTTTGCCGTATAATTCACTTTTCTCCTCATCAGTCTTTGGCATAGGTATCCTGCTACCAATCATCTTTTGTTGATGCACTACAGTCTTTGCTAAAGATTCTACATCTTTTAGATTTTGTAGCGTAGGGTCATTCCTTAATTCCTCTGGTAGGGATTCCTTCCAGTCTAGATTATCACCTACTTTACTAGACCCAAGAACAGAACCTGAATTTTGTTCT